AGTAGCTGAGTGGAGTCATAATAAAACGATCGTACAGCGACAGGTTGTTATACTTAAAGAAATTTGCCAGTACCTGGCTGATGTATCTGGTAACAATAATATATATTATAGTGTTGAAAACAATACCTTAGGTGAAGCCGCTTTGGTATGTATTAGCGAGCTGGGAGAAGAAAACATTCCAGGAACATTCCTAAGCGAACCTAAAAAAGGTGCCGCTGGACATCGCTACCGCAAAGGGTTTACTACAACAAACAAGAGCAAACTAAGTGCATGTAGCAAGTTAAAGAGTCTAATAGAAACACGTAGACTAGTTATTGCTAGTAAAACTTTAATTAGCGAATTAAAGACATTTGTAGCAAGTGGTAACAGTTTTGCGGCAAAAATAGGCGAACACGACGACTTGGTAATGAGCGCATTGTTGGCTATACGCATGATTATGCTTTTACAACAGTTTGATTCCGGGCTAGATAATGAACTCAAAGACAGCATAGATAACTTCATTGAACCCATGCCCTTCATTATGATTTAAGATAAATAGTTTTATGTCTAAAGAAATAGAATCCATCTCATCCGCGTTATTTGATAAAATACGCTCACGTTTTCCTAACGTAACGTTGGGCGACGAAAAAGCTCAGGCTGAAACAGACCCCACTGAAGCACGTTTTTTTAATTTTACTTACACCGGTAAGGACGGTGCTGAGTTCGGTACAGTAACAATTAGTCTAATAGACGAAACTAGTTTAAAAGTATATTACGGACAAAACATTTCTTCCGAAATGGACCGAGAACACCGCAAAGAATGGTACGAATTTTTACGCAATTTAAGAATGTTTGCCAAGCGCAATTTGCTTACATTTGACACCAGAGATATTAACAAATCAAACTTAGATTTAAAAGACATTAAGCAACAAGCTAAAGTAGACGACGTATCAACAACGAAAGATGTGCCAATGACGGAAAGCAAGTTGTATGGCACATCACGTAACAGCTACGCAGATATGGATCAATGTCGTTTATTGATCAAACACGAAGGTTTAGTTAGTGACGAAAAGCGCGGTGACCGCACAAGAAAAATTAAAGAAATTTTTATTGAAACACCAATTGGCGAACGTTTACTAGTACCATTTAAAAACCTACATGGTGCCCGAGCCATGTGTCGCCATATTAACGAAGGCGGCACAACACATGATGATATGGCAGAGTACATTATCAACATTGTAAAAGAAATGTCTGCTATGCGTCATTTTGTTCGTGCTACAAAAAACCGTCAATTTGAAGATGCCGAGACAGCAGAAATGTCCCAGGCGGCTATTCAACACTATAGCGAATTAAAAAGCACACTAAAACATTTACACAGCAAACATCACTATGACGAGTTTATGGAAACATTTGTTCCGGAAGCTCTAGAAGAAGATAACATTGATGTTGACGCACTACGCGAACGTTTTGTTAAAAAAGTATACGACGATAGATTTACTGAAGCATTACCAATTGTATATAAAGCACATAAACGTCTCAAGGCACAGCCGCATGGACAACTAGGCAATGAACTAGAAGAGTGGGCAGATACGGTGTACGAAGATACTTGGACTCGTCCAGACTCTGAAGATAAAATTAAAGTACTACAACAATTTTTACAAACGCCCAAGGCTGTTGGAATTGACGGTATAGATGCTTTGGCTGACATAGAACAAATCATTGGCGACGATGACTTACACGATGCCATTTATCAATTAGCACAAGGACAAGGTCCGGATGCTGACGCTCGTGGCCTGGTCAAAACATGGCTAGAACACAACATGCCCGACCTTTTAAACCAATTGGCAATTGGCCCAAAAAATGTTGATGCGGCCCATACAAACACTCCACCGGTGAGTCCGGCACAAGCACACCCTAATGATACATATGGCGCAAGTTCATTAGATGAGCCAAACGTAAATGAATCCAACGACAGTCTGGACTTTATCCGCAGTTTAGCAGGAATTACTCGCACACGTTAATACTACGATAAGTAGTGTTATGGAGATAATAAAATCAACTAACGGCTTTCCGTATTCTTGGAAAGCCGGGCGTGTCGAACAATTAATACGCAATATATTAGAAACTAAATGTCGCACTCAACTCGACGTTGACCGTGTGATGTTTATTAATCCCACTTGGCTACACGAAAATGATATTACCCAAAATATCAGAGATGCTGACCCAGAGTTTATTATATGTCATAACTTTGTCGACCCAGCAGTACCAAAAATATTTGAAGCAATCGAACAATCGGGGATACCATATCTTATTATTGGTAATGCCGCACAATGTCGTCTAGACTTTTGGGCAATGGTATGTGACTTGTATTTTCAAAACTACGAAGAACATGATGTTGCTATACTACCAACAGCACGTAAGTATATCTGCTTAAATCGTAAACCACATCCACATCGCATTGCTATAGTAGATCAACTGTTGGCCAATGGTCTGCGTGACGAAGGATTTGTAAGTTTAGGATTGCCCGGCAACCAAGCTATTACAATAGATGAAACATTTGAAGATAGTCAAGGTATTCGAGATGAATATGGCAACTTAGGCGTTGATGAAACTTTTGTAAGTCGTAAAATACTAAATGATATCTTTAGTGTTGGCAGTCCAACGGTATGGAATAACAGTTTGCTCTGTTTAGTAACAGAAACAGAATTTAGTAACACATACCCACAAAATTTCTTTACCAGTGAAAAAACATTTAAGCCTATAATAGGCATGCGCCCGTTCTTTGTGTACGGGCAAGCACCATTACGTCAGTATCTCAAAGAACAAGGTTTTGATATATTTGAAGACGTATTTAATTATAAAAGTATTAATGAAAATGCCCACGATCCTGAACGTTATGTACAATACTCGCAAGTGGCAATGGACGCAATACGTAAAATTAAAAACCCTGCTGAAGAATATAAAAAATATTTTGGTCGTTGTCAAAATAATAAAAGACGATTTCGCACATACGTATACGAGCAATGGGATCGTTTAAACAATTTAGATTTAACACAATATGTCAAGTGATGTACTAAAAGTTCCCGACTGGTCGATGATTGATAATCCAATATCATTCAAGCACCGTAGTGACACGCTATTAATTACAGTAGGTGATTCGTGGACCTACGGCGATAGTTTAGGAAATACTAAGGTACGCAATGGCGTTGATGATACTGAGTATAGATTAAATCATGTGTTTGGAAATATCATGTCTGAAGCAATGGATGCTAGTTGGTACAATATAGCATTACCTGGTGGCTCTAATTTTTTAATGCTAACATGGTTAGAAGAAATAATTATGATGGGTCTACATCCATACAATGAAATTACCTGCGTTGTTACCCTAACAGAATCAGGCCGCCATGAAGAATTAAAAATGATGAATAGATCATTGATTACTCAACAGGCAGTATTAAATGATATATTAGCAAGAACATACTATGTAATTAAAGTATTAGCCAAACGATATCCTAATATACATTTTATTACAGCACATAATTTTACAGATGGCAACAATAGCACTATAGATTTATGCGAACTAAGTTGGTTAGAAGTACTGTTAGACAAAACAATACAAAACGATACACGTATTGTAATCAGTGATCACATTGAGCAAATGAATTATGATGCACGTTACCCTGATGTATTTGATATTATTGATCGTGCCAATGCCAGAATTGATTTGCTAGACTCTTGTGTGTATTGTAACAAAGAAGACAGTCGACATCCAACCGAAGAGGGACATGCCTTGTGGGCAGAATATTTACTTAATCAACTATAATGGAACAAGCAATTACAGTAACCGATAACGAAATAGTTATCCTAGCACAGTTCTTCATACACAAGGACTATTCTATTACTAGAAAAGATTTGCTACTAGATATCATTAGCAAATATTATCGTGGACAAAAAATACGAGTTAAGCTACTTGATGGCGAAAATCATCGCTTTAGTGGGTTTGAAGAAGCATTGCGATATGTTTGTGGAGCATTATTAATTCCTTACAGCCATGTAACGTTAGAAACACATTGTCCAGACGACGGGATATTCAATACAGAAGTTTTAAGATTGGGAATTTTTATTAGTGTCGGCAGATATCTACCGGCAGATTTTGATCGTAACATAGACAATGCCAAGTTCATTGGAACTACATTGGGTAGATACAATGTTAGTCGTTTACGTCTAGCATATGAATTAGATACTGCTTTCCCAAACGATTCATTTATCACGTTTCAATCTAAACCACATTTTATAAATGACCAGTACAGGCATTTTAGCGATGTATACCAAGCAGAACTAGAATGGTTTAATCAAAAAACATTTGATCAAGATCTAATTAGCAATCATTACATGGGAATGATTGATTGGCAAACAGCCTGCTCTCATTATGGTAACATTTGGAACAAATACCAAATTGAAGTCATTTCCGAAACTGACTGTATGGACAATTTTTGGTTTACTGAAAAGACCGCTAACTGTTTAGCAACCGGCAAACCGTTTGTGTTGGTCAGCGGACAAGGCAGTTTAAAAAGATTAAAGATGATGGGTTTCCAAACATTTGATGAAATTTTGGACGAATCATATGACACAGCACCGGATCCATATGCTAGAATTAAGAGGTTGACACAAAGTCTACAAGTGCTGTATACTAGCCCAAGTAAAGCAGATTTAATCAGTCAGCTTCACCAAAAGGCACACCAAAATATTGAACTCTATCAACAATACTGTAAACGGCAATAAAAGTTTAAATTATTGTTTGACAAAGCTAAATATAATAGTATACACTACGGTGTGTGCGTTGAGACAATCTCAAAACAATCATGGCACATTTTATAAAGGAAAAACATCATGGCAATGACATTAGCAGAAATTAGATCGAAGTTACAAGCAAACGAAAACCGCGGTAGCGGCAATCAATCAGGTGGCGACAACGCCATTTATCCACATTGGAATATAGCAGAAGGCACAACTTCTCGTTTACGATTCCTTCCAGACGGTAATACAAAAAACAGTTTCTTTTGGGTAGAACGAGCAATGATTCGTTTGCCATTTGCTGGCATCAAGGGCCAAGCAGATAGCAAGCCTGTAGTTGTACAAGTACCTTGTATGGAAATGTATGGCGAAGCCTGCCCAATCTTGGCAGAAGTTCGTCCATGGTTTAAAGATCCAGCTCTAGAGGAAATGGGTCGTAAGTACTGGAAGAAAAAATCTTACTTGTTCCAAGGTTTTGTTCGTGAGAACGCACTTGGTGATGATAAGACTCCGGAAAATCCAATCCGTCGTTTTGTTATTAGTCCACAGATTTTTAATATCATTAAAGCGGCTTTAATGGATCCAGAGATGGAAGAATTGCCAGTTGATTATCAACGTGGCTTGGATTTCCAGATTGTTAAAACAAGCAAAGGCGGCTACGCCGACTACTCAACAAGTAAGTGGTCACGTAAAGAGTCGGCATTGAATTCCGACGAAGCTGGCGCAATTGAACAGTTTGGATTGTTTAACTTGTCAGACTTTTTGCCTAAGAAACCAGGCGAAGTAGAACTTAAAGTTCTTAAGGAAATGTTTGAAGCATCAGTAGATGGTCAACCATACGACTCTGACAAGTGGGGTGCTTACTTTAAGCCGGCTGGATTCCAAGGCGGCAATGAAAAAGCATCATCGGATGATACTCCTGCTCCGGTGGCAAAAGCCGCTCCGGCACCAGTTGTAGCCGAAGATGAGGACGAAGCTCCTGCTCCAACAGCACCGGTTCAAGCCGCGAAACCTTCTAGCGCAAAAGCTGAAGATATTTTGGCAATGATCCGTAATCGCAAAACACAGTAATCGATTACTAAGTAACACAAGGGGGAAACCCCTTGTGTCCTCTATCGTGCTAATTGACTATAACCACAACACACCGTTATATATCATCGGAGACGGTGTAGTTACTGATGGGCTTGTTGAGTATATTCAACGAGAAACATACAGCCAAGTTAAGGCTATAACTAAAGAAGAATTTTTAACATTAGACGCTGATAGTCAATGTATAGTTGGCTTCTGGAATTTTGAATATCGTAAAAACTTTTTTAGTTATGCCCTTACATATCCACGTAAATGGCCAATATATATACACAAAGACGCCTTTGTTGCTGATTCAGCACAGATGGGACGTGGAACAGTTATCTATCCAATGGCTAGTATTCTAAACAGCGCAGTTATAAATGACTTTGGCCTAATAGGATGTAATACACATATCGGTCACAGAACCAACTTAGGCAATAATAATATTTTAGCGCCAGGAACTATTATTGGCGGAAGTACAAGAACAGGCAACAACATATACTATGGAATGTCTAGTTCAGTTAAAGATAAACTGTTGGTATGCGACAATGTTAAATTTAACATGACCAGTCGTGTTACTAAAGACGTACTAGAACCGGGTACATATTTTAATAATAGGAAGTTACATGACTGAGTTAGTTGAACATTCCTTCCCTCCACGTCCCGGGTATCCTAACGTATTTGAATTAACTACAATACCAAACGAAATTTGGATCGGCGACCATTGTAACGGTTTCCTGCTTGATAGAACAAACGCAGTATTCAACTATGTATCTGCTATGGCTAAACAGCCAACTACAGTACACTATTGTCAAGTATTTGACGAATCAGTTAAAAGCAAATATCCTAATTTAAATTTTAAATTTAGAATGTTTAACCCGATGTGGCAAGCATTTGAAAATTACACAGCTAAACCTGATCACGAGTTTAAAAATTTTGTTTGTAGCTTTAATGGCAGTCCACACGCATCACGTAAATTACTAACTGCTGGCCTACATAAGTTTGGGTGGTTTAATCCTACATACTGTAGTAAAAATTTTATAGCTTCTCGTAATGAAATTGATGGCGAAATACAAAATCATTGCCCCGCTGAATTAGAATCTATATATCGTAAATTTATTCTTAGTGACAGACCTGATGCTGATCAATTTTACAATACATCAAGCGGGTTTGGGTTTGTTAGACAAGACCACGGCTCTAATGTAAAAGGTTTACAAAACAAATTAACACAATCATTTGTACACGTTGTTAGTGAAACAGTTGGGCATAGTTATTATCCTTATGTTACTGAAAAGTTTTTATATAGCGTAGTAACACGTGGATTATTTGTTGCCTATGCTCAACCAGGGTGGCACAAACACCTGGCACAATACTACGGATTCAAACCTTATACACGATTGTTTAATTATACATTTGATTCAATTGAAAGTCCTGTGGTACGTTTAGTTGAGTTGTTTAGTATGTTATCTAAGTTTAGTAAATTATCAGAATACGATTGTCACGACCTATACTTAATGGAACAAGATACTATTAACTATAACTACAATCACTATTTTACTAAAGGCTATTTAAAGGTGCTACATGACCAATTACAATAGCACTAATCCTGTTATACTACAGTTTACTAGATTTGCTGGTGGTAAGTTCTTTGGACAATGTTTAGCATTAAGCAGACACGCAGTACCACAAGATAGAAAAATGGCAGAATACCTAATGGAAAATCCGTTAGACTACGAGTATAGGATTAACTGTTTAAAAGTAACGCTACCACCAAGCCGCGAAGAAATGGGCAATTGGATTAACAAATATGAGTTAGGTGATACTCAACTATTTGGCCCATCGCATGAGAGATGGAAAGACAAAGGCATACGTGAAGCTAATACAGTAACCGAACGTTTATCTAACAGCAAGTACAAGTTTTTTATTGTAAATCACGCCTATGAAAGTTTACCAAACTTATTAAGTGTATGGCCCAACGCTACAATAATCTTGTTTACTAATTTTAGAAAGTTCTTTGATGTAGCATCAGTTCTTAAATCAAAACGGCCAGAAACAATAGCAGAACACGCAGGCAACTACTACGAAGAACATTACAACATGTTAAAGGGTCCAAGTTGGCCTGTGTGGAAAGAATTTGAAAAAGCGTTATTTGACACACGCAATCTAGAGGGATACAAAACAGCAATACTTGAGGATATCAGCAAGTACTATAAAATGAATCAACTTAACGCACCTGTTATTAACTTTGATGTTGACGGGTGTATATTTGATGGAGACCGATTTACTGAAGAAATAAAACGGTTATACGATATTCTGGGATTTGATGATTTTAACTCAGAATTAATCACGAGCATTTGGAAATCATATATAGCTTTACACCGTTAAGGTAGACTTAAATCAAAAACAGTAGTATACTACATAAAACTTATAGGAACAATTATGGCAATCACAAAACCTTTTGATGTATCAAAATTTCGCAAAAGCATTACTAAAAGCATCGACGGTATCTCCGTTGGCTTTACTGATCCTACAGACTGGATCAGCACAAACAATTACGCATTAAACTATTTGATCAGTGGAGACTTTAACAAAGGTGTTCCGCTAGGTAAAGTTACTGTGTTTGCTGGCGAGTCTGGCGCAGGTAAAAGTTTTATCTGTTCGGGTAACTTGGTTGCTAACGCACAGAAGCAAGGAATTTATGTTATCCTGGTAGATAGCGAAAACGCACTTGATGAAAAGTGGTTACACGCACTTGATGTGGACACAAGCGAAGACAAACTTCTCAAACTTAACATGGCCATGATTGACGATGTGGGCAAGATGATTAGCGAGTTTGTTAAAGAATACAAAGTACTACCAGAAGATCAACGTCCCAAGGTTTTGTTTGTAGTTGACTCGCTAGGTATGTTGTTGACACCAACAGACGTTAACCAGTTTGAAGCAGGTGACATGAAAGGTGACATGGGTCGTAAGCCTAAAGCACTTGCCGCACTAGTTCGTAATTGTGTTAATATGTTTGGTAGTTTGAATCTAGGCCTAGTATGTACAGCACACACATACGCATCACAGGACATGTTTGATCCTGATGACAAGATCAGCGGTGGACAGGGTTTTATCTACGCTTCCTCTATCGTTGTGGCAATGCGTAAGTTGAAGTTGAAAGAAGATGAAGACGGCAATAAGATCTCAGAAGTAAAAGGTATCCGTGCCGCTTGTAAGATTATGAAAACACGTTACGCTAAACCTTTTGAATCAGTACAGGTTAAGATTCCGTACGAAGAAGGTATGAATCCCTACTCTGGTCTAGTTGACTTGTTTGAAGGCAAGGGCTTACTTGCTAAAGAAGGTAACAGTTTGGTATATACATTAGTTGATGGCACTATTATCAAGAAGTTCCGCAAAGCATGGGAACGAAATGAAGATGTATGTTTGGATCGTGCCATGGCAGACTTTGTTGCTAACCCACATCACAAGACTGTTGATGTAGAAGAACTCGAAGCAGTAGTAGAGGCTATTGTTGAAGAAAAACCAAAGAAGTCTAAAAAAGAGGAAACAGCAGAATGAGTATAGATATTGATGTACTAAGCGAAATGTATACTGTGCTAAAGCAGTATATTCCAGTTAAAGATCGTCAAGAAGCCGCCGATAATCTTATGAGCATAATGGTTGATATGTTGGGCGATATTGAACTTAAAGAGTTTGGCGCAACAGACTCTATCTTACAACGTGCTCTTAAAGAATATACAGCATCTGATACGGACGAAGACGAAGACGAACCTTACGACTACGAAGATTAATGTGGTATAATAAGGTAGTTGGTAACCTAGGCGAGATTCCCGAGTTCATTGAATACTATGAAGGGGAACTTGCTTCAGCACGGGGTGATGTAAAGATTCGTGGCAAAGTTGAAAAAGAACTCAGCAACTTACCTGGCGAAACAGAACATAGATTTAATCAATTACAGGAAATTGAAGCGGTATTAGAATTTTTAAATATTCAACTACGTAAAATTCGACAAAAGCATTATAAAAAATATTTAGAAGGCTACGCCAGAGCATTAACAAGTCGCGATGCTGAAAAGTATGCCGAAGCCGAGGATGAAGTAATTGATATGGAAACAATTATTAACGAAGTTGCGCTACTACGTAACAAGTGGCTAGGTGTAATGAAAGGCATTGAAAGTAAAAATTTTATGCTAGGACACGTGGTTCGTTTAAGAACAGCAGGCATGGAGGATATTACAGTATCATGACAGACTGGAAAGATCGAGCAGATCAACTACTAGAAGAATTTAATTTGTGTATCAAAGCAAAACCAAAAAATAATGCTATCAATATACAGCTAGAAAAAGACTCTGTGGCAAAATTTGCGTATTATCTAAGTACGCAACGCTCGTGGGGCGGCGAAAATGAAATAGCCGAAGCATGTCATCAACTTGAACCAAGATTAGAAGAACTTAAGAAAAAATTAATTATAGAAATATTACAACATGGCCCTATTTAAAAATCAATACGAAAGCCACGAGCATAGCTTAGAGTTACTGAATGCTATCTACGGGTACGATACATTCTTAGACAATGTAACCACTGTAGCAGATATGGGGTGCGGCGCAGGACTTGATACCGAATGGTGGGCCACATTAAAAACACGTGACGAACCACCGGAACCACGCAACTATAAAGTTTATGCTGTTGATCAAAACATAAATCAAATTGAGCCCGATATACTTGCCGCCAACCCTAATATTATTCCAATTGGTGGCAACTTTGAAGAACGTCGTGTACCGGTTGCTGTTGATTTAATTTGGAGCCATGATAGTTTTCAGTATACTCGAGATCCTGTTAAGTGTCTAACTGCATGGAGGAATACTTTAAATCTTAACGGTATGCTACTACTAGCAATTCCTCAAACTACCTTTATACAGAATAATCGATTGGTAATAAGCAATCATAGTCATCAATATTATAGTTATAATATTCTAAACTTAATGTACATGTTGGCCATTGCTGGCTTTGATTGTAGAGATGCGTATTTCTATCGCAAAGAAAACACTCCTTGGTTATACGCGGCGGTATATGCCAGCCCATACGGCCCTTTAGAAGGCCACGCAACATGGTATGATCTAGCAGAACGTAATTTAATCAATGACAGCGTAATTAACAGCGTAAACAAATACGGATATGCTCGTTTAGAAGATGTTGTAGTAAGTTGGTTGGATAAAAATTTATATCAAATAGTAAGCTAATGAAAATTGTTATAGTAACTGGCGGCTTTGACCC